CTGGCGGCGATCAACGAAGCCGCTGAGGCAATGGGCACCCCCGATCCGATGCTGCGTGACATGGGCGAGTACTTGATGATCGCCCACGATGCTCGCTTCGCCAGCCAGACCGCCCCGGACGGCACGCCATGGCAGGCGCTGTCGCCGCGTTACCAGCGCAGCAAGAAAAAGAACCAGGACAAGATCCTGCGGCTCGACGGTTACCTGGCCAACACGCTGCGTTACCAGGTCGGCGGTGGGGAGCTGATGTTTGGTAGCAACCGGCCCTATGCGGCCATCCAGCACTTCGGCGGTGAGATCCAAGTGGCTGCCCGCAGCCAGCAGGCTTACTTTCGCCAGGATGGCAAAACCGGCGAGGTGGGCAACCGCTTCACCAGCAAGCGCAAGAGCAACTTCGCGCAGTGGGTAAGCATGGGGCCCTATACCATCCGCATCCCGTCGCGGCCTTTCCTCGGTACCAGCGAGGCAGATGACTACGCCCTGGTGCAGATCGCGCTGAAATACATCCAGCCGAGCACTTATGGTGGCGCTGCCAAATAGCCTCTCTGTGCGTTTTTGGGCCCCTTGACGCTGTCAGTGTGTGCTGTGATAGGGTTTGGCGCCTTCTAGTGCGTTTATAAACACTTTCAGCTCCGCTTCAGGTGCCTCGCGCAGGCGCATATTCCCTCAAGGGCAGTTTTGCCCGCGTTCAAAAGACCTTTCCTCTGGTCGTCGCCATCCTCGGCGACATGAACAGAAAACAGATCCCCCTCGCCGTTGCTCTCGCCGCCTGCAGTTTCACTCTGCCGGCGCCGAGTGCCGATCATCTGATCGAAATTCAGGTGACTCCAGCTGGCTACTTCAAACCCGCCGATGGGCGTGAGATGAAAGTGCCTGCCTGGCACATCGACGCGGCCGTCGCCTCCAAGGTTATTGAACGCTTCCACGCTCGGCAGAACTCCCCGGTGATCGACTACGAGCACCAGACCCTTCTCAAGGAAGAAAACGGCCAGCCAGCGCCGGCGGCAGGTTGGTTCCGCGATCTGCAGTGGCGTGAAGGCCAGGGCCTGTTTGCCAAGGTCGAGCTGACCGCCCGTGCCAGCCAGTACATCGCAGGCGGCGAGTACCGCTACTTCTCCCCGGTATTCCTTTACCACCCCACGACTGGCGATGTGCTGGACGTGCAGATGGGCGCGCTTACCAACAATCCGGCCATCGACGGCATGGAGGCTTTAGGCCTGCGTGCTGCCGCTACGTTCGGACTCACCCTTGATGAAGAGGACACACCAGTGAATCCACTGCTGCTTGCGGTAATGGCCGCGCTCGGCTTGGCCGAGACCACCAACGAAGAGCAGGCCGTTGCCGCGCTCACCGCCCACAAGTCAAACCACGACGCCCTGCGCAAGCTGTTGGGCGTTGAAGACAAGGCCGATGGCGCCGCCCTGGTGGCCGCCTGCACCGGCCTGAAAGCCAAAGCGGCCACTCCCTTCGATCCGGCCAAGTTCGTGCCGGTGGACACCGTGCAAGCCCTGCAGGGTGAAGTCGCGATCCTCACGGCCCGCCTCGGTGAGCGCGATGACAAGGATCTCGATGCGCAGATCCAGGGTGCCCTGGAGGATGGCCGCCTACACGTGACCATGGAGACCTGGGCGCGCGACCTGGGCAAATCGAATCGGGCCGCGCTCACCTCCTATCTGGACAAGGCCGCGCCGATCGCCGCGCTCACCCGTACCCAAACCGGCGGCCAGCCACCGGTTGCGGATGAGAAAACCGGTCTGACCCAGGCCGAGCTGGCGGTATGCACCTCGATGGGCTTGACCGCCGAGCAATTCAAATCCGCGAAGGAGGCCTAAGTCATGGCCCTGACCAAAGACCGCAATACCAAGCGCCGCGACGGCAAGCAGTTCAATGACCCCGTCGCCGCATCCACCCGGATCTTTGCCGGTTCCCTGATGTGCCTGAACGCTGCCGGTGATGCCGTGCCGGGTAGCGTCTCGACCACCCTCAAGGCCCGTGGGGTTGCCCAGGAACAAGTGGACAACCTCAGCGGTGCAGCCGGCGCGGCCCGCATTGAGTCCCGCTGTGGTGTGTTCCCGTTCGCTAACAGTGCGGCCGGCGACCAAATCACCCGCGCCGACATTGGCGCCAACGCCTACATCGTCGACGACCAAACCGTCGCCAAGACCAATGGCACCAACACCCGTTCAGTAGCTGGCGTTATCCGCGATGTGGATAGCGACGGCGTCTGGATCGAGATCTAAGGAGCGAGACCCAGATGATCATCAATCAGCAAAACCTGCGCATGCTGTACACCGGCTACAAAGCCAGTTTCCAGAACGCCTTTGCCGGCATCACCCCGGACTTCGAGCAGTTCACCTTGGCGGTGAACTCCACCAACTCGGTCGAGCAGTACGGCTGGCTGGGCAACAGCACCGCGTTTCGCGAGTGGCTGGGCGACCGGGTAATTCAGAACCTGGCGGTGCATGACTACAGCATCAAGAACAAGTCCTTTGAAAACACCGTGGGCGTATCCCGCGAGAGCATCGAAGACGATAGCTATGGCATCTTCAATCCGCTGATGGGCCAGTTGGGCCAGGACTCGGCCAACCACCCTGGCACGCTGATCTATGACCTGCTGGCCGGTGGTTTCGCGGGCAAGTGCTACGACGGCCAATACTTCTTCGACACCGACCACCCGGTGACCAACAAGGACGGCGCGGAAGTCAGCATCAGCAACTTCCAGGGCGGTACCGGCACGGCCTGGTACCTGTTGGACACTACCCGCATCCTGAAGCCGATGATTCTGCAGAAGCGTAAGAACTACAACTTCGTCTCCATGGACAAGGAAACGGACGACAACGTGTTCATGCGCAAGGAGTACGTCTACGGTGTGGACGGCCGCCTGAACGCCGGGTATGGCCTCTGGCAGTTGGCCTACAGCTCCAAGGAAACCCTCGACGCCACCGCCTTTAACGATGCCTATGCCGCCATGCAAAGCTTGACCGGCGACAAGGGCAAGAAGCTGGGTATCCGGCCGAAACTGCTGGTGGTTCCACCGACTATGCGTGCGGCGGCACTGGAAGTGGTCAAGGCCGAGCGCAATGCTGCCGGCGGCACCAACATCAACCGCGATGCCGTCGACGTGCTCGTCACGCCGTGGCTGTGATAGGGGCTGCTGAGATGGCGAAGAAAGGTCAAACCTCTGCAGCAAAGGCGGCCCCTGCGGCCGCCACTGCACCCGCCGAACAGCAGGGCAACCTGCCGGCGGGCTCTACCGCCACCACTACCGTGCTGGATGTCGGCGCGGTCCTGGTGACCAACACCGAACAAACCAAAGAGGCGCCAGGTACTGGTGGCGCACCCACGGTCGTGGAGCCGACCGCGAGCACTACCGGGCAGGATGCCCACCTTATTGTTATCTCGGACGGCTCTGGCGTTGCGGCCTACCTTGAGGCACTCAGGGCTGGTGGCCTGGAAGTGATGCCGCTGGAGGATCTGGCGGAACCGCTGCTGCGTCAGGTTGGCCAGTTCCTTGAGATCGATGGGTATGAGTCATTGCTCACTGAGCAACTCATTCCGCTGATCAAGGCCAAGGCCGGCATCGAGCCTCAGCCTGTTACCGGGTCGGATACGCCGGTGATCGCCGCCGCTGCAGCAGCTGTACTCGCAGCTGCTGACGACGATCTGGGCGATGGTGAAATCGAGGGCCTGTGGATTCGCGCAGTGCCCGAGCAAGGCTTTCGCCGCAACGGCATGCGCTTTACCCGTGAAGGCCACGGCGTGGCGTTGAGTGCCTTGACCGATGACCAGGTGGCGGCGCTGATGAGCGACCCCAACCTGACCGTCGAGCACGGCTTCTTCTCCGGGCTGGTGGAGTAACCCATGCAGTACATCACCGCCATTCAACTCGCCGAGCGCCCCGGCGCCCGTGAACTCGCCCAGGTGGCTACTGCCGAGCACCTGCGCATGGTTCCGTACCTGCTGATGGAGGCCACCCTGCGGGGTGCCGATCGCAGCAGCTGGAGCGCCGACGAGGTGGTGGCGGCTGATGATGCGCTGCAGCGGATCGAGGATGCCGTTGCCCAGGCTGAAAGCCTGATCGACGGCTACCTGGCCCGCCGTGGTTATGGCCTGCCACTGAGCCCGGTACCGGACCTGGTTACCGGCTGGGCCCGCGATATTGCCCGCTACCTGCTGCACAAGGATCGCGGCGGCAAAGAAGACACCGACCCGGTCGTACGCGCCTATCGCGATGCCCTCAAATTCCTGGAGTTGACTGCCACAGGCAAGTTCAGCCTCGGCGCGCTTGACCCCATCCAGAGCAACCCGAACAACCTGGACGTCCGTTTCGAGACGACCGAGAACGTGTTCAGTCGTGACCAGCTGCGGAGCTTTCGATGAACTCGGGGCCATTCAGCATTGGTCTGGTGATTGAGCGCCTGCGCGCCCAGGTGCCGACGCTGCAGTCGGTCGAGGGCACTGCGCAGTACGCAGCGATCACCAACCTGCGCGAGTTTCGGCCTGACAGCGCCTTTGTGCTGCTGGCCCGTGAGCGCGGCGATGGAGAACCACCCAAGGCCGGCGGCCGCCAGCGGGCGCAGGTGACCTTCGGGGTAGTGCTGGCCGTACGCAATTATCGCGATCAGGTCGGTGGTGAAGCACTTGATGAGGTCAGCCCGCTGATCGCCCAGGTGCGTGCCGCACTGATGGGCTGGACACCGACCGTCAATGGCGGGCGCCCATGCCAATGGCTGCAAGGCGACGTGCTCGATTACGACGACAGCACGCTGCTCTGGAGTGATGTTTTTCAAACCCAACACTTCATCGGGGGAGCCCCATGACACGAGCCACATCAGCGCGAAACACCCAACAGGCCGCCACAGATCTGCAACCGGCAGTGAAGGTCAAGTTGCTCAAACCTCACACCCATGAGGGCGTGGAATACGAAGCCGGTGTCGACATCGAGGTCGACGGCCCAACCCAGGATTTCTTGATCAAGGTC